ATTACCATCTCCGTCAACTTCCCTTGAACCTCTGCTTGAGACTCCCAACTTGACTCCTGATTCCAACATCGATGAAACAATTTGTCCCATCGGCGTTGGTAACATTTTAAGTTTTCCGTAGCCATTTGGACCATCCATCCACATTTTTGTAATCATGTGACTGACCCTGTCCAAATTGATGCGTAAATCTTGTGGGTGATCAACTTCACCTAGCACTGAATACCCCCCAGAAATCTGTTCGTTGAGCGTCTTGACAGCCCTATCAATTTCTTTAGAAGAATAAACACGCTGATTAGCGTTACGAATGTCACCTTGAATACAGATTCCACTCAAATGTAACGACTTACCGTCCGCCTGCTCATCACGCTCAATTACGATTTTAGCCTGATCGAAGCTCAGATGTTCTGCTAGTGTAGTTTTCACTTATAGTCTTCCTTTTTACTATCGTTTGCTACGGAAAATCGATTGCTTGTTATCAGCTGATTCGCCTGCACCTTTCTTTTCAGCACCATGTCCTTTTGTGCTGTCCATTTTAGTTGCATTCTTTGAACCAGGTGTGTTAACGTTTCCTGCATTCTCTTCTTTAGGTGTAATATCAGCTAGGCCACCGTCATTTTTACCTGACTCTTCGCCGCCTTTTACGATATTAGCTGTAGTTCCGCCCATGTCGTTTTTCATATTGTCAACAACTGACTTCTTGTTGTCTGCGCCTTCAGCAGCACCTTTTGTTTCAGCACCGTGTCCGCCAGCAACTTTTTCTACGTACTCTCTAAAAGTATCTAATTCGTCAACTTCTGGAGCAGCTTCTGGAGCAGCTTCTGGAGCAAAAGCTTCTTCTTCTGAATCCATGTCGCCTTCTTCTCCGTCTTCACCTTTGATTTCGTCAAATTTTGCTTGTAACTCATCAACGATTGAATCTAGATCTTGGAATAACTCTTCTGGCTCTTTATCGCCTTCTTCTGAGTCTGCATCAACTTCTGATTCTAAATCGTCTGTAGCGTCGCCACCCATATCAGGCATATCGTCTTCGCCTTCAATTGCAACGTCTTCAAACTCTTCGTCGACTTCTTCGTCTTTTGAGTCTTCTTTAACTTCGTCTTCGTCAGTAGCTTCGTCAACTTTGTCTTCTGCGTCATCGTCTGATGCTTCATCAACTTTGTCTTCTGCTGCATCATCATCTTTAGATGCTTCGTCAACTGCTTCGTCTTCGTTATCTGAAGTTTCGTCTACTTCCTCATCTTTCATTTCTTCTTCAATAAGGTTTTCGTAGATTTCACGTGATTTAGAAACCACGTACTCGTGAAATAATTCTTCTGCTTTCTCTTGGTTATCGTTAACCAAGTTCTCAAGCATTTGTTCTAATGTAGATTTATCTGCCATTTTTGTTCTCCTTGAAATTATCGGTAAGGCTGTTTGTTATATATTTACATAATTGTTGTAAAAATAGGGTTAAATGGTATTATTTTGACTCATTTTGTGTTGATATATAGTTCCTTCGAAGGTATTCTCAAAATCACGCATACTAATGTGTTTTAAATTTGTATGCTGTGGACCTAGTTTATCGGGTATAAATGCGCCATCATCAATGATTCTATAAAAGGTTACCTTGGTAAATTCCTTAATTACCTTTTCTGTTTGGCTTAGCCAATTGCCAAAAAACGTTGCAGAATCAGTAGTTTTCTTGTAATTAAAGGTGTCTGCGTATACATTATTAAACTTTCCTTTAAGTCCTTGATAGTCAAATCCAGCAATATAAATGTGTCTATGGCCGTTTTGTGCTGCAAACCATAGTGCAGTAGGACCGCTACTCCATCCTTTGTGTGGACTAAAATAGTTAATATTACTATTAGTTTTAATCCCTTTGTTAGGATTAGTCCATACTGTACCCTTTTGATGGTAGTTTGCTTCAATCATCTCATTAACCATTTTAACATCTACTGCTACAACGTAATGAGGATCAAACTCTCTGTATTGTGCATTACAACCATATACTGTTCCAATGTTTAAAAGTTTTTCACAGTTAATGGTGCCGCGGCTCATGCCGTTGCCTAATACGAATGCTATATCTTTGTGGTGTTTTTTATTCTTCTTGCTCAAGCTTCGCCCCGTACATTTGTCTAATAAAATCTAGCTCTGATTCTTTTTCAGCAACATGAGCTTCGGATTGTAATCTTAATTGATTAATCTGACGTAATGTAAGGCGTACTTTTCTAGTGTCATCTTTTGAAAGGACATCGTCATCTTTCTTGTTGTCGTAACGACGGTCGACGGAAAAGTCGTTAACGTCATCATTAAAATATAAAAATTCTCTCAAAAGCATACTAGTATTTATTAAACTGCAGGTGTTTCTGCTGTTTCTCCGCCACTTACATCATCAGCAGGAGGTGCTTCAGTTGGTGCTTCTGTTTCTTCAGCTGCGCCGTCTGCTGCCATTCCTGTAGGTGTAACACCCACCGATCTTAATTCACCGCCTGCGTCTCCAGGCTCTTGTAAATTACCTGCATTTTCTTCTCTCCACAATTTTTCATTTTCTACAATTTCTTCTTGCGTTAATCCTAAGTAACGCTTCATTGCAAAACGTTTACTTAAATGTGGAATTGCGTCTACAACACTAAAGATGTTCGCTCTAGTAGTATCAAGTTCTGCTTGTCTGTATGCCGCAAAGTTTTGTGGTGGTTGGAAGTTAATATTAAACAGTGATGCATCAATGTTATAGCCGTTACCGTCTAACCAAAGTTTAAACTCTTTGTCAAACGCTTCACACATAATGCTTTGAAGTCTTTCACAGTATTTGTTAAATCTTAATTCTTGGATATATGCTGTTCCTACTTTACCGTCTGAAACAGTGTTTGCTTGTTCATCAATTGATGTTGGCAAATAACTTGCAGGAATACGTAATGCTCTAAACAGTTTATTTGTAAAATATTTTAAGTCTGTAATTTCACCTAGGTTAGTACCACCTGGTAATGTTTCAACTTTAGATCCTCTTCCTTCTGCTGTTTGTGGAAAGAAGTAATCTTCATTGGTTGATAGTGGATTATAACTTGCGTCAATAACACTAGTTCCACCGCCTGTCGAACTAGGAATACGTCTTTGTTGGATTTCATTTTTAACTTTTTCAACAAAGCTCATTGCCATGTGTGCAGGCATGTTACCTACATCAACATAAAAAATTCTTCTTTCTGGAGCACGTTGAATTCTATAAATGATAATTGCATCTTCTAGCAATTCTTTTTGCTTGTAAACTTTAAACACACTTTCAAGTAATGAGTTACCAAAAGGATAATTGTTATCTAATCCTTCTGATAACGAAATGTGTACAATATGTTTTGCGTCTACTGTAATTTCGTTTTGTCCGTTTTGAAAACGTGTGCCTGTTGGCTGTGCTGCATCACCTACCATGCCACGTGCAAATCCGCCACCGCTTGTATATGAACTTGTTCCGCTTGGTGATGTATTTGTTGTGCCGTGTGGTGTAGTTGCAACTAAATCTTTAAAATTAAAATTAATATCTTTAATTACATACTGCTCTGGAATCTTTCCTAAAGATTCGTTAACAATAATTTTAGAAACTTTTGCGTTATCAATATAAAGTAATTTTTTAGTTTCTGGATCTCTTAAAAAGAATGCATCACCGTACTTGAAAGTGTTACGCACAATACGAAACATACGTGTTTCAAACTGTTGCGACTTGCTCCACTTCTGCATTGCTTCTTTAAGAAGTTTAGTTTCAGTGCCGGAAGGTTGTCCTCTAAAGTTAAAGTTAAAATTACTTAAATTCCCGCTGTCTTTTCCTGTACAAAATTCTGCAAGAATATCTAGTGCTGCGTTTACTTCTGAATCCATATCCATGGTGTCGTACTGCATGTATTTTTCAATACGGTTTGGACTACCAGCATATACGTCTGGAAGATACGAACTGTAGTTTGAACGTGCAGGACCAGGACGGCCTCCTCCACTTATTGGGCTGTAACTACCCGAGTTATTATCAACTGCTACAGGTGTAAAATATTTTTTCCAACTCATATACTTTTTATGCCCTTGTCATGTTTATTTCTTCTAATGCATCCAATATTCGATATTGGACTTTTAATGTCTCAGATTGCATCTGCAGACTTGCTTGTGTATTTAGTGCAGCCGCATCTGCCGCTTCTTTTTCTGACTTTCCAGGAACGTAGTCTGGATTGTCCATTTTCTTTTGGCGAAGGTTCTGTTCAGAAATAACATCCAAAGCATTAGTTTCGTCACCTGCTTTAATAAGGCCTCTTACGCCATTATCTCTAGCACTACTGTACTGTCCAACCGGTACACTTGCTCTAGTATCTTTAATTACTGTACCATCCGGTGATACCAAAAAGCTATCTTCGTTTTGGGCAAAATCTTTTAAGACATCTGTTGCATTGCTCAAACTTTGGTTAAGTTCTAATTCTGCTTCTTTTTGCTTATTAAGGAGAGCATCAGCAGCGATTTGGTCTTCTGTTTTTTGCAATTCACCTTTAAGAGCTCTGGCTAAATTTTCTTTGGCTATTGCTAGTTTCTTATCAAGTTCTTTATCACGCTCACCGCGTTCTGCTAATTTTGCTTGTTTAATTGCTAATGCTTCTTGTTCAGATTCGTAACGGTTTATAGCAAATCTATTAGCAAGTGCTATTTTGTCTGCATCATTTTTTTCTCGCATGATTTTGATGTTTTCACGCATCGCATCTTGCTCGGCTTGTTCTTCATCACTTGTACCAAATGTTAATGAATCACCCCATGACTTTAATTGCAGACCTAGCTCATAAAATGATATTCTCATATCTGCTATTGCTAATTTGAAACTGTCAAATACATCACCTAATGTTCTAAAGCTATTAAAGAAATCAGTAAAATACTTTCCAATTGCATCAATCTTTTCTCCTAACCAACCGAATGCATCTGCAATTGGCTTTATTACAGGTTCAAACGTATCACCAAACCAATTTAAACCGTCTGTTACCCAATTCAATGCATTTTTGAAACTTCCCATAAAGAAGTCACTAACACCTTCAATTGCAGGATATAAATTTTTATCTATCATATTACCTACATCGTCTGCCATTCTACCAACAAATTCTATTGGTGGTGCAAAAGTACGTTCTAAAAGATCTTTAGTTGAGTTAAATGCACCCATTAATTTTATTCCAACTACCTCTGCTAATGGTTTGAATATTCCAGTTACATATTGTATACCGTCTGCTAACGCTCTAAAAGGAGTCATTACAAACTCAACATACTGACCAAATAAACCTAAAGCATAACCTGTAGCTTCAAGCACTGGATTAAGAACTCCACTAATAATTTCAATTATAGGCATAAAGATAGAGTTTAATATTCTTAATGTAGGGAATAAAAAGTTTTCCGAAAATGATGCTACAGTTTCAAATGCCATCATTAAGGTATCCATAATTCCTGTTGATGCTAACATTCTAGTAAATGATTGACTTATTTCATTAACACGTCTGCGCATTGCTTCCATTGATGCCTGTACTTTATCAGTAGCTATTCTGTTTACGTCTTGTGCTTCGGCAGCTTTTTTGACTGCATCTTCTCCCATAGCAGCACCGTCAACTAGCTTTTTAAAATGATCAGCCATTGCAGCATCGTATTTTGCAACATCTTTAAACTGATCTTTTTTCAGAGTACTTTCATGCGCTATTAAATTGTTCAACTCGTTTCTTTGTTTTTGACTAATTACTCCGCCTGCTTCTGTAATATTGGCAAATTCAACTAGCTTTGCAAATGTATCTGGCATT